TGTCGAGCACGATCGCGTGGGCGCACTCATCGACGGATTCGACACCGAATGCCTGAAGCTCGAGGACGAGGACGCCCTGCGTCGGTACGACAAGCTGATTCGGCTGCAGGACAGGATCGGAAAGTCGGTCGTGCTGTACGCGCGGTCGATGCGACTGACGCAGCAAAGCAGGATCCGGGAAAACGCCGCCGGCGCAAGGCCGCTGACGAAGGCCCGCCCGTGGGTCGGGGATCAGTAACAAGGGGCGAGCGCAACTGCGCCTGGATCGAGCGTTACTGCCGGGTGCCGGAAGGCAAGTCGGTTGGCGAGCAGGTCAAGCTGCGGCCGTTCCAGCGGTCGATTGTGTGCGGTATCTACGACACACCGACCAGGCGTGCGGTCATCTCTTTCGGGCGCAAGAACGGCAAGACCGGGCTTAGCGCCTTCCTGCTGTTGCTGCACCTGTGCGGGCCTGAAGCGCGGGCGAACTCGCAGCTATACAGCGCCGCGCAGTCACGGGACCAGGCAGCGTTGCTGTTCAACCTGGCTGCGAAGGTGGTCCGGTTTTCGCCGGACCTGCGCGCAGTCGTTGCGATCCGGGACACAGCCAAGCAGCTTGCTTGTGCCGAGCTCGGAACCCTGTACCGGGCGCTGAGTGCCGAGGCGTCGACCGCCTACGGCTTGTCGCCGGTGTTCACGGTGCACGACGAACTGGGACAGGTACGCGGGCCGCGGTCGGAGTTGTACGAGGCGCTGGAGACTGCGGCTGGTGCGCAGGAGTCGCCACTGTCGATCGTGATCTCGACGCAGGCGCCGAACGATGGCGATCTGCTGTCGCTGCTGATCGACGATGCGGGCAGCGGGCACGACGCGCGCACGAAGCTGTTTCTCTACTCCGCGCCGGTGGATGCCGACCCGTTCGCTGATGACACGATACGCGCTGCCAACCCGGCGTTCGGGGACTTCCTTAACCCGGTCGAGGTGCGGGAGCAGGCCGAAGCTGCGCGGCGGATGCCATCGCGCGAGTCTGCTTACCGCAACCTGATCCTGAACCAGCGCATATCGGCCGATGACCGGCTGATTGCCGCGGCGGACTGGAAGGGCGCGCAGGCTGATTTCGACGCGGACGACTTGATCGGCCGCCGGTGTTATGCGGGGCTGGACCTGTCCAGCACGCAGGACTTGACGTCGCTGGTCCTGGCCTTCCCGCCGGACGGTGATGGGCCCTGGTTCACGCTGTCGTGGTTCTGGTTGCCCGGGGATGGGATCGCGGAAAAGGCGATCCATGACCGGGTGCCCTACGACCTGTGGGCGAAGCAGGGGCATCTGTCACTGACGGACGGCAGGGCGGTGGACAAGCTGTCTGTCGTCCGCCTGCTGGCCGGGATCATGGGCCGGTTCGACGTTGTGTCCGTCGCGTACGACCGCTGGCGGATCGAGGACTTGAAGATGGTCCTGCAGGCGGAAGGGATCGACCTCCCGCTGGCGCCGTACGGGCAGGGCTACAAGGACATGGCGCCAGCCGTGGACGAGCTGGAGCGGCTGATCCTCAACGGCAAGCTGCGGCACAACGGCAACCCGGTGCAGACCTGGTGCGCGTCGAATGCAGTGGTGCAGACGGACCCTGCTGGCAATCGCAAGATCACGAAAGAAAAGGCGACCGGTCGAGTCGACGGAATCGTTGCGCTGTGCATGGCGCTAGGGGTTTCGCTCTCGACGCCGGTCAATGAGCGGTCATTCTGGGAGACGGTCAATTGAGCTTCTGGAAGCGGCTACTCGGGATTGAGAAGCGAGCCGCGCAACTGACCTACGACCAGCTTGCCGCATTGATCGACGGCAATGGCGGCGGGACGGTTGCGGGCTACAACGTGACCGACAAGACCGCGCTGCAGGTCAGCACGGTGCTGGCGTGTGTCAAGGTGATCGCGGATGGCTGCGCGACCGCGCCGTTGCACGTGTACCGGGAGAAGTCGGACGGCACCCGCGAGCGTGCCACGAACATTCCGGAGTACAGGCTGCTTTCGCGTCGACCGAACGCATGGCAAACCTCGTTCGAGTGGCGTCGACAGATGACCATTCACGCGGCGCTGACCGGCGCTGCGCTGTCGATCAAGACCCGATCCGGTGGCAACCGAGTGCAGGAATTGATCCCGGTCGAGCCTGGCCGCTGGGACGTGACGCAGGTCAGCCGGTACGAATTGCGGTATCGGTGCTGGGATGAGTTCGGCCTGATCGGCACGTTCGCGCCGGAGGACGTGTTCGTCCTCAACGGTGTGCAGTGGTCGTGGGTCCGGGCGTTGAATGCGGTCGCGCTGGCGCGTTCTGCCATCGGGCTGTCGATCGCCACGGAGCGCAGCCAGGAGAAGTTCCACGAGAATGGGATGCGGCCTTCCGGGCTGTATTCGATGGAAGGCACGCTCACGCCGGAGCAGCACGACCGGCTCACTGCGTGGCTCAAGGCCCGCAACTCCGGGCCGGAGCGGGCAGGCGTCCCGCTGGTGCTGGACCGCAATGCGAAGTGGACGACGACCGCCATGTCGGGGGTTGACGCCCAGCACCTCGAGACGCGCCGGATGCAGGTGGAGGAAATCTGCCGCGCCTATGGCGTGTTCCCGATCATGGTCGGGCATTCGGACAAGGCGGCAACTTTCGCGAGTTCCGAGGCGTTCTTCGCCGCGCACCTGGTCCATACGCTGGCCCCGTGGCACACCGCCTGGACGCAGCGTATCGACGAGATGCTGCTGGACGGGTCCGGTCCGCTGTTCGCGGAGTTCGACACGCGCTACCTGCGCGCTGGTTCGATGAAGGATCGCGCGATGTGGGCGCGGACGATGGCCGAGATGGGCATCTACACCCGCAACGAGTTGCGGGACGAGGAAGGCAAGGATCCATTGCCGGGACTCGACGAGCCGCTGACGCCGCTCAACATGGGTGGCAAGACCGAGGAAGTGGATGATGGCGACGAAGCGTGATCCGGTGGGACAGCGCGAGACGCGCGCATTCGCGCTGACGGTCAAGGCCGCTGGCGATGATGGGTCTATCGAGGGCTATGGCTCCGCGTTCGGCGTGCGCGACAACTATGATGACGTGATCGCGGCTGGCGCTTTCGCCGAATCGCTCAAGGCCCACAAGGCCGAGGGCACGATGCCGGCGATGCTGTGGCAGCACGACTCGGNNAAGCCGATCGGCGTCTGGACCTCCATGACGGAGGACGAGAAGGGGCTGAAGGTCGTCGGCAAGCTGGCGCTCGACACCGTGCGCGGCAAGGAGGCCCATGCGCTGCTCAAGATGGGCGCGCTGAATGGCCTGTCGATCGGCTTCGTGTCCAAGCAGTGGGCGTATGACCGGGAATCCGAGGTCCGCACGCTGACCGAAATCGAACTGTGGGAAGTGTCCCTGGTGACCTTCCCTGCGAACCAGAAGGCGCGGATCACGAACGTCAAGTCGGCGGACGAGATCAAGGCGCCGAAGGATGCAGAACGAATCCTGCGTGACGCAGGGTTCAGCAAGTCTGACGCAACGGCCCTGGTGTCGTGCGTCATGCGGATGGGAGAGGCGCGGCGCGATGCCGCTGAATCGACCGCCAAAGCCATGAACGCAGCCGACCGGCTGCTCACCTCCCTCAGAAAGAAGGAATCGAAATGAGCACCGAACCGACCGTCAAGACGGTTGCCGACGCGCTGGACAAGATCGCCACCGCGTTCGATGAGTACAAGAAGGTCAACGACGAGCGCATCGCCGCGGCCACCAAGGGCGCTGGCACTGCCGAGCTCGACGCCAAGCTGGCGAAGATGGACACCGAGATCGACCGGCTGAACGGGCTGAAGTCCGACCTCGAGAAGCTCCAGGTGAAGCTGGCCCGTCCCGGCCAGGGCAAGGACGGCGAGCGCACGAGCACCCCCGAGGCCGACGCCTACAAGTCGGCGTTCCTGCACTGGGTCCGCAACCCCGGCGACCCGGAGCGTCGCACGGCCCTGCAGCAGCGCGCCAAGGCGCTGGCGAAGACCGAGACCCGCGCCGACGACGACTTCGAGACCCGCGCCACGCAGACCGTCACGTCGACCGGCTCGGCCGGCGGCTTCGCGCTGCCGGAGGTGATCGAGCGCGCCATCGCCAGGCTGTCGGTGGACATCTCCCCGATGCGCCAGATCTCGACCGTCCGCACGGTCGGGTCGCCGGACTACAAGGAGCTGTTCGACATCAACGGGGCGGCCTTCGAGTGGGTGGCGGAAGCCGGCACCCGTTCGCAGACGAACACCCCGGACCTGGCGGAAGTCGCGCCGACCTTCGGCACGGCCTCGGCCAAGCCGCAGGCGTCGGAAGAGTCGCTCGACGACCTGTTCTTCGACGTGGAGAGCTGGCTGGTGAGCTCGGCGGCGGAGGCCATCGCGCAGGGTGAGGGTGCGGCGTTCGTGACCGGCAACGGCACCAACAAGCCGACCGGCTTCAACGCCGGCCCGGCCCCGGTGACCACGGTGGACGCCTCGCGCGCGTTCGGCACCCTGCAGTACATCGCGGGTGGCCAGGCGGCGGCGATGCCGACCACGGCCGACGTGTTCTACGACATCGTGTACGCGCTGCGTGCCCGGTATCGCGCGAACGCGAACTGGGTGACCTCGAAGCTGGTGCTGGCGTCCCTGCGCAAGTACAAGGACTCGCAGAACCAGTACCTGTGGCAGCCCTCGCTCGTCCCCGGCCAGCCGGCGACGTTCCTGGGCTTCGGCATCGTGGAAGCCGAGGACATGCCGGCGGTGGGCGCCAACGCCTTCCCGCTGGCGCTGGGCGACTTCCGCGAGGGCTACCTGATCGCCGATCGCGTGGGCATGCGCATGACCCGCGACGAGATCACCACGCCCGGGTTCGTGAAGTTCTACGTCCGCAAGCGCGTGGGCGGCAAGCTCCGCAACACGCAGGCGATCAAGCTGCTGAAGATCGCGACCACCTGATGGGCCTTGAGGGGGCGGGGAAACTCGCCCCCTCTCACCTATGAAAGCCATCGCAACCCGGCGCTTTCTCGGCGTCCAGGACGGGGAAGTCATGCCCGTCGTGATCGAGGAAGGCCAAGAAATCCATGGCGACCTCGCCAAGCGTTCCGTCAGGGACAACCTTGCGCGTTGGGCCGCTCCCGAAACTGCCGCGATCGCGGCTGCGCCTGAGAACAAGGCTCGCAAGAGGATTCCCGAATGAGCGACCAATGGATTCCCAAGGGCCTCGAAGGCTTCGCCGACGGCACCCACGACTGGGACACCAACACCTACAAGACCTGCCTGCTCGACCTCAACGACGCGGACACGGCGATCAAGGCGGTCACCGGCGCGACCAACGCCACGCCGATCGTCATCACCGCCACGTCGCACGGTTTCGCCAACGGCGACCTGGTGGTGATCGGCGGCGTCGGCGGCAACCTGTCGGCCAACGGCACCTGGATCGTCGCCAACCAGACCACCAACACCTTCGATCTGTCCAAGACCACCAACGGCGGCAACTCGGTGGGCTCGGGCGCGTACACGTCGGGCGGCTACGCGGTGAACCTCACCCTGGCCGACAACATCGACGACGTGAGCGCCGGCCGTGTGGGCACCGACCAGACGCTGGGCAGCAAGACCCTCACCAACGGCGTGCTCGATGCTGCCGACGTGACCTACACCGCGCTCACCGGCGACGTGGTCGAGGGCCTCATCATCTACCGCGACACCGGCTCCGAGGCCACCTCGCGCACGGCGCTGTTC